TACAGAAGACGTAGTTCGTCTTTCAAAACTAAACTAATTTCACTTTAATAATATGTTAGAAAACAATACTTCAAAAGCTCTCTGTGACAAGTGGGCACCAATTTTGGAAGGCGTTGAGGATACGTACACTCGTGAGACAACTGCAGTTCTTCTTGAAAATCAAGCCCGCCACGTACTTGCTGAGCAAAGCAAGTCTGGTATGCTAGAAGAAGCTACTACAGCTGTCGGTAACTTGGGTACATTCCAAAAATTCGCTTTTCCATTAGTACGCCGGGTTTTCCCGGAGCTTATTGCCAATAAGGTAGTAGGTGTTCAACCAATGCAAGGTCCAGTATCTCAGGTGTTCTACCTAGGTATGGATCGCACTAAGGGTAATGCTGAAGGCGGTCAAACCGAAACAGTTTACAGCAAGCATAAACTAACTTACAAAGGTAATACCGCTGGTAAACACGGTAATACTGGAGGTTTGGATGCTAATTCTGGTACCTTCGATGCTTCAAACTCTGAAGTTTCAGCAGGTATGGGTGTAGAAACTATGGGCATGGATATTGCGGCTTTCCCAGTCTCAAGCACCATCTCAGGTTTTGCTACATCAGCGGGTGAAGCTCTTGGTACTGGCGCAACGTCAATCCCAGATCTTAGCTTCCACATCGAGCAACAAGCTGTAATTGCTAAGACACGTAAATTCCGTGCTCTTTGGACAATTGAAGCTGCGCAAGACCTAAAAGCTTATCACAACCTTGATCTTGAGCGTGAACTAACTGACCTTCTAGGTAAGGAAGTTGCTCTTGAAATTGACCGTGAAATTCTTGAAGATCTTCGCTCAATTGCTTATGATGCTATCGATTCAGATAATGATTTGTTTAACCGCGCTGCATTAGATAACGCTGGTTCAAACGCATTCCCACAATCTGACGCAGGTCCTAATGGTGACTACGAATACGGATTTACTACAGATAATGCAGAAAATCTTGGTGGTAATCCTAACGTAACATTTGTTGATTTTGCTACAACAGCTCTATCACTAGCTCCTCGTCACGTAGGTGAAGTCTACTCGAATCTTCTAGCTGCAGTTAACTTTGCTGCTCAGGATATTTACAAGACAACATTCCGTGGTGCAGGTAATTACATTATTACATCTCCAATCGTTGCAGCTATGCTTCAATCAGCTGCTAAGCTTGAAGGTGGTATCGATGCATCTGAAGCCGGTCAACTTGGTGCTAATATACAGTACAAAGGTAAGTGGGCAGGCATGTACGATGTTTACGTAGATCCAATGTGGCCAGAGGATGAAATCCTTGTAGGTTACAAAGGTGCAAATGCTATGGAAACTGGCTATGTATATTCACCATATATTCCAGTCCAAATGCTTCCAACTGTTGTAGATCCTGATAGCTTCCAACCACGTAAGGGTTTGATTACTCGCTACGGTAAGACCGCTATCTCTCCATCTTCACGTTGGTACAGAATTGTTCGTCTCGTCGGTGCTGACAGCCGTTACCTAACTTCACCGTTCGGTACTCTAAGTCACACGTTTGACGGAGCAGCTGTTTAATAACTAAACAATAGTTTTTAAATAAGAAGGAGGCTTTCTAGCCTCCTTCTTTTGCTATATAATGGAGAGGATACTATGAAATATATAAATACAACATCTAATAACATTTTCGCACAGGTAAATGGACAAACGGTAATTGTGGCTCCTGGAGCGGAAATACAAGGCAGTGAGGCATTAGCAAGCTTTGGACTTACCCGTAAGGAGGTAAAAAAAGCTAAACCACCCGTAGCTCCAAAAAAGAAAAAAGCTAAACCACCCGTAGCTCCGATAAAGAAAAAAGCTAAACCACCCGTAGCTCCGATAAAGAAAAAAGCTAAACCAGCCGTAATTCTTAAAGAGGAGGAACCTATCCTTAACCCAGAATTTGTAAAACCTAATGAGCTCTCAGAAACCGATAAGACCGAAGACTAGTTGGGGTAATACTACCGCATCTAAAGTAGGATCAACTAGCGACGCTAGCGCCCACATCCCTTTTGGGGATATTAACTATGATACTTTAAACCGCAGTCGTTTTTCCGACGCTGTGGAGTTTAATAAATTTTATTCAAGTATCAAGGATTCTATACTATCCCGTTTAGGATCCCCCGTAATCAGAGTAGAGCTTACAGATCATCAAATATTGACGGTAGTCGATGAAGCTGTTTCTAAGTTAGATTATCATGCTCCTGCCTGGTGTACCAATTATATGTCGTTTACTACTCAAGTAAACCAAAATTTGTACGAACTTCCACGATTTGTAATGAATAACTTACAATACGTGGTCTATAAGAAATCGCTTCTATCTGTAGCCCAACAACAAGGCTCTCTGGAATTTGATTTCTTTATTAAATATTTTCAAGATAATTTCCTTTTTAAGGATTTTCAAGTCACAGATTTTCTTTTAATGACCATGCACTTAGAACAGATGCGTAAGATCCTTTCCATGGAGGGTTCTTTCGATATTATTGACAACCGTTATATAATGGTGTATCCTATGCCAATGCGAGCTGAAGAAGTGATTATTCAGTTTAGAAGCTTGAATAGCGACACCTTACATCCGTTCTATATCAATTGGGTGCAGAAGTTCGCCACAGCCGCAGCTCAGGTAATTCTTGGAGGTATTAGAGGTAAGTATACAACTCTACCGTCTCCTGGAGGGGGAGCACAGTTAAACGGGCAAGATCTAGTTCAACAGGGTTCTGATGAGATGGCACGTCTAGAAGAAGTACTTCTCTATGAAATAGAAGAACCTGCAGCATTTACTACATTTTAATGGCTAACGGAAAAAATCTTAGATACAATTCCCCGCATGAAATTAAAGTTTCATTTGCGGATGAAGAGATGTTTTCTAAGAGTTCCGGAGAGTTAAATATGTTTGATACAGCCAACCCGGATACTAGATTATTTGATACAGTTGATGGTGAAATGATTCGATTAGCAGGATCGGAACTTTTATTATTCAGATATACCCGAGATGAGAACTACGACCACCTCTACGATGAACACCCAGGTAAAGTGATATACCATAAACCTGTAATTGTATACGGACATTATGATCCTAAGCCCGTGGAGGAGGAGATGAGTGAATTTGGAATTGAGTTAACAAATGACCAAATTTTTACTTTTAATAAAACTACTATTGAACACGCATTAGGTCGTCCTTTAGCTTCTGGGGATGTAATTAAACCACGATTTCAAAATATTTATTACGAAGTATTTGAAGTTCAAGAGGATAGTTTCGAAGCTTACGGAGTATACCATTTAGTATGTGCAGCGAAAATCTTAAGAGATGCAAAAGACTTACTGGGAAATCAGTACATCGAGGATAACCAAATAAACTAATGAGAGGAGCAGATTACTTTAGAGGAAAAATACAGGAGTTTGAAAAGATAGCACCTCCTGAAAAATCTAATTTTTATAGAGAATACACTAAGTTCATACTAGAACTTATGAAGTCCGTTCAGTATATCGATGCTGAGGATAAAGCAAAGCAAGTTACCGCATTTTTCGCAAACCCTGAAAGAGCTATTGCCAAATTAAAAGAGGATAGAAATATAACATTACCTGTTATTACAGTATCTATAGACGATATTGATGAAGACGTAGATCGCAGAAGGACTTCCAAGAATATTGAAATTTCTACAATATGGGATAAAAAAACTCAAAGAGCTCTTCGAGTAGTCTCACAAACAGCAAAACCTATAAATATATCTTTTTCGATAAATATATGGGCTAAGTACGTAGAGGATATTAACCAACTACTTGAAACTATAGTTAAGCTGTTTAACCCTTCCTTAGACTTCTCAACATCCCAAACAGTAACCACTAAAGCATTTATAGAGCAAATTACCGATAATTCAGTAGTAACTGTAGCTGACCAGGAAGATAGGATAGTCAGGAAGATGATAGTTATTACTGCGGAAGCGTATCTCTCTTATCCCAAATACCTTGTTACATCTACTGGGGAAATAGAGAAATATAATAATGAGGTTAAAATTGACGAAAATTTGTAAATTGGGAGCCCACCTCCTATAAATAACATAGAGGTATTAATAATGATTACAGTCCAAAATCTAACTAAACAAGGTCGAGAAATAATATTCTACGATGGAAAAGAGTATATCCACTATTGGATAAAGAGCCACGAGACTGTAACTATGCCTGATAGTTTCATTACCGATACGGTAACAGAACTTGCCCGTCGAAAGATCCTCCAAATAAAAAAAATTAACTAAATATGCCTACTTACTCAAGCCCTGGAAATTATGTAATCGAGAAAGATTTCTCAGAATACGCACCTGCCGTAAATTCATCTATTGCGGGTATTGTTGGATTTGCCTCTAAAGGTCCCGCAAATAAAGCTACTTTAATTACAAGTGCTTCTCAATTGTTAAAAACTTTCGGTGATACCGATGCTGTTGATGGGGGTCAAGGACTCTTAGCTGCTGTGGAAATACTATCCAAGACAAACGCAGTATACTATGTACGTGCCGAAGATGGCACAACAGCTACAGATGCCTCTGCTGCTGTTCTCTTTGGGTCATGTCCCGCTGTACAAGTTTCCGCAATCCCATTCAGCACAGAAGTAAGCTTTGCTTTCTCGTCTACGGATGAAGCCGGAACCTCTAACACGACTAATGGAGACGGATATATACTTACCCTAACCACCGGCGCTACCGACGCCGCCGCCGATGTTTTAGCAGCTCAATCTGCTATAGAAACAAATGACTGGGGCTGGACCGCGGTATCAGGTACAGATTCATCTAGCGTATACTTTGTTAACAACCATGCTGGAAAGGACGCAAATTTAACCGTTTCATCCACTCATGGGGCTCACCTAAGCCCTCTGGATTCATCAGGCAACGCCACTGCTGCTGGAGCCGCATCCCAAACTGCATCCGGTACAACCGCAGACATCACCACGAGCGGTGGTTCATATTTTGTGGAATCTCTGTATACCGGCGCAGGCTATAACGCCTCAGCGATTACTACTGTAAACGGTACAACAAATAAAGGTTTGAAGGTCGAAGTTAAATCCCATACGGGTAAAACATTCTCTGTGAATGTTGTAAACAATGGTACCATAGCTGAAGGCTGGCAATTGAATATGGAAAAAGATGGCGCTATTACGTTATTCCCTGAAGATGTTATTAACATTGGGGAGACTAATGCGGTATCCGAGTATATTAAAGCCTCCTTTAAGTCCGCCAATTCAAATGGCTATGACAATGTATGGACTCCTGCCACAACCTGGAAAGGAGGCATAACCGGAGTTGTTAAGTCCACCCTACAAAGTGGCTCTTCTGATGTCAACGCATCTCCTGCATTTATGAAATTGATTGATGGTACGTATTCATTAGCTGGAGGTAATAATGGTGACGCTGCCGGAGCTGCCTCTATTACAAGTACTGTAAAATCAGCTCTAATTGGTTCCGAAACTCTTAAGTCTGGAATCTATGCATTAGATGATGACTCGCTCAACATATCAATGGCATGTGTTCCTGGGATTACTCAACAGGACGTTCAAAACACTTTGATTACAATAGCCGAAGCTTCCCAAAACTTCTTAGCCGTTGTATCCCCTCCAGAAGGAATAACATCAGCTCAAAGCGCTATTAACTGGCACAATGGACAATACACAGGTAGATCCGCCGCAATTAATAGCAGCTATGCTGCTGTATATTGGCCGTGGCTAAAACAATACGACCCTGCAACTAGTACCGATATTTATCTAGATCCTGCTGCATACGCAATATCTATGATGTGCTACACCGACTCTGTCTCAGACCCTTGGTTCGCACCTGCTGGTCTCGTAAGAGGTAGATTAACTAAACCTACAGATGTAGAAGTTATCTTAAACCAAGGAGATAGAGACTCAATGTACCAACCTGGTAACGCGGTCAACCCAATTGCTAAGTTTGCCCAAGATGGCATTGTTATCTGGGGTCAAAGAACAGCTCAAAGAACGCCAAGTGCTCTTGATAGGATTAATGTACGTCGTATGATGATTGTTATCCGTAAGATGTTACTCTCGGCTACTAGAAGTATTATCTTCGAACCAAACGACCCTGTTACCTGGAACCGAGTTGTTCAACTGGTACAGCCAGCTATGGATGATATCAGACGTCGCAGAGGAATCACTCAATTTAGAGTAATCTGCGATGATACTACAAACACTCCTCTACGCGTAGATCGAAATGAACTATGGTGTAGAGTATTAATCAAACCTACTAAAACTGCAGAAGTTTTGGTGTTTGAGCTAAATCTAACTAACCAATCTGCCCAACTAGGAGTATAAGTCTATATACTACGGAGAATAACCAATGGCAAACGCATACTACGCAACACAAACAAATAGAACACTAAATTCTGGAGAGCTTCCAACACTCTCACATAATCTGGAATCTTTCCGCGCATACCAATGGGAGGTAGAAATTAACCTTCCTGCTGGAATGGACGGAGGTGAAACCCTAACTCTTGCAGCTAAGCAAGTATCCCAAGTCGCATTTACATCTGAAGATATAGTTGTTGATCGTGCTAACGATAAATACTTCTACCCAGGTAAGGTAACACCAGAGGAAATTACTATCACTTTTGATAATCTAGTAACAGGTGCAACTGCTGAGAAATTATTCGATTGGATGTCAAATACATATGACCCAATTCACGGAGTATTTACACCTCAGTTTATGAGTGGTCAGGGAGGATTTAAATCCCATATCCAAATCTACCAACTAGATAATGCTATGTTCCCTGTGAAGCATATTAACCTATACGGAGCTTACCCTAAAGCTTGGAAACTAGCTGAGTTTAATTACGGAACCAATGAGTTTCATTCAATTGAAGTTATTGTCCGCTACGACTTCGCAGTGCAATATGCAGGTCTAGATTAATATATTAATTAAATAAATATTCTATAATAGGATAGTTTCTTTAGAGGGACTATCCTATCTTATTTTAAACCATGAACTCTTTTCAATCTCTTTTAGACTCCTATAACGCTTTGCGTAAAAGGACGTATAAAATAACTTCTCTAAACTCTCTTCTTGAGATTGTAGGTAAGCGTGATGTAAACGCTCAAGGAGCTGGTGGACGTATGGCGGGGATATCCGATGAGAATATTAGAAAGATTAGAACGCAGTTTAACTCGATTGGAGATTATGCATCCGAATCAGAACAGCTAAAAACAGCTTTTGGACAAGCTCAACAACTTCCGGAGGATGCAAAGATACCTGAAACAGGATTATTTGTAGGCAAATCAAAAGACGGAAATTCCTTTAACTTTAGAGCAACTGCTACGTCTCCAGGACATACAGGGTCACTACCTGTCGACTTAAAGGATGATATTATCGCATATCTACAAGATGCAGAGGCGGGAGGAAAGTCTCATACTTCATTA